AAGCTCTAGATCTAGTTTGTTGCTAGCTGTGCGCCTATCTGCCGCCAACTTGGCTCCTGCTTTTTGAGCGTCAATTTGAAGCTCTTGTCTTTCAATTTCCAACTGCTGCATATCGACCTGATTATCCATTTGATCTTTTTGCGTTTTACGTTGTAGTTCAGCCTGTTTGAGTTGCGCCTCAACTTGGTCTTTCTGAGCTTTAAGCTGCATTTCTTGCTGCTTGATTTGTAGCTCTTGTTGTTTGAGTTGAACTATTGGGTCTTGTGCTTTCTGTTGCGCTTGTTGCTGCGCCATTTGTTGTTTGTTGCGCATATTTATCTGCTCACCAGCGGCGGCAGCTAGACGAGATATACCCACCTCTACTTCTGTAGGTAGATCTTCATTTACAAATGGTAGTGGAGCGCCAATCTTAGCTTCCATATCTGCTCTATACTTAAATGCAGCGTGTTCGGCAATGTGCGCAGATAGTGCTGCCATAGTTTTCTGAGCTTCTGGAGACTTACCTAAAGTTTGAGCTAGCGTAGGATCTTGCATAAACATCTGGTGTGTTTTGATATGCGCTTCGTGATCTTGTGTTAAGAACGCTTTTATAGGAGTACCTGTTAGCACATTCATGTTCTCACTAATAGGATCTGTTGGCTTAACATCTTCATCCGTAGGTACCAACTTATCTGCGTTTTTCACACCCAACACCTCAATCATCTGACGGTGTAACTGCGGTAGGTTATATATCTGTGGAGCTTGCTGTGACATTTGTAATACAGTCTGATACTGAACTACACGCTGTGCCATAGTCGTATTATTAGGATCACTTACTGGTATCACTTCGACCATTTCGTAATCTTGTCTACGAGCAGAAACTTCACCTCTATGCGGCTCATATCCGTATTCTTCTGGCGCATTTTCTGCCATAAGATCTTTCAACATACGGAACTCTAACTTCATCGCATAATGCACGCGAGCCTGTACAGCAGCCATAGGCTTCAATGTACGCTCCAACAAAGCTAGTGTAGTACCCACTGGCGCATTCGATGACATGTCAGATATGTTCATATCTGCAACAGCGCCCAATCTACGCCCTTCATTAGTAATCTTATCTAGCAAAGCTAACAAAGTCTGACTAGGTTCTTTGTAAGGTAGAGGCATAATGTTTTCACGAATACTGCCTGATGGTACATCTACATCTTTAAACTCACCCGGCTCGATAGGAGTATCATCCCCCTTAATACGCAAACCACGAGACTTTAACCCGCCCGGAAGATTAGATAGTGTACCAGCGTCCACCAATTGCCGTATAATCGACGTTCCTGCTTTAGCGTACCCACCTATAATATGTATCAGTCCAAGGCCGTAGAAGCCAAATCCGGGCACATAAGAGTAATGTACGAAATGTTGACGCTTCATTTCTAGCTCGTCATCTTCTTCATAATTACGTCTAATAGATAGCAATTCACCTGTACTGCGCTCTAACGTAACTACATAAGGTTTAGCTAGATCTTCTTCATCATCAATACCCTCAATAACAAGGTGAGCGTGTATCTCAAATAGTGTATATCTATCATCATCTGTAACGCTAAAACCACCTTCTTCAGCCTTACGCTCTTCAATATCAGTGTGGTACGGGCTAGGGTCGTCTAAATCTTTATCGTCATAAAAACCATTAGCCTGTAATCTACGTAGATCATTCTTAGTCTTACGCATTACATGTGTTACACGCTCTGCATCTTCTATATTAGATGCTCCATAAGGCACTATAACGTCTTCTGCCGGGATATAGACAGCGCACTGTCTATTCATTGTGGGGTCAAAATAAACCTTCTTAAACGCCGATCCTGCAAGTCCTAGACTATATAGCATACGCTCATGCTCAGGACGATACTCTACCATACGCTCTGTAAGCTCATAGTTCATATCCGCACGTACGCGCTCACCAGCTTCTTCTTTCTCTTTAGTCTCTTTACCTAAGATTTTTACTTTTACTGGGCCTTGTGCAGGAAATGTCTCTGACATAGCCTCTGCCTGAAACCTAATAGCTGCTTCTGCTAATACGTTAGAATGTACACCACAGGCACCTTCCCACGGAGTTGTGCGCTCTTCTGACTTAAATCCAAGGATGTCAAGTCCTTTTACATAAGTTTCAGCCCAATCTTTACGGCTTTGAGTGTCCGCTTCAACAAGCGCAATAAGCTCATCTGCTAATATTTGCTGTTCTCTATCATCTAACATCTCTATTAGATTAGAATCAAACTCTGATTCTTTGTCTTCATCTCCCGGAACTAGCGTGATTTCTGCGCTACCATCATCTAAGATAACCGCTTCAGGGTTTACAATCTCAATCTCTAACTCTTCACCTGTAAGATTTTCGCCCTCAGGAGCTTCCGCTAACAAACTTTTCTCAATAGCCATCATTTAACCTCTAATAATATCCGACACTTCTTCTAGAGAAGTATTTAGTTTCTTCTGGCTCATCTGAAGGTAGTCTTATAAATCCGCCCTGCCTAAACCGCATAAGCGCCATAACCGTAGAATCAACCAAATCATCGTTACTCATAAACGGGAACCCAGCAATCTCTTCAACAACTTCCTCAGCCCATCGAGTTTGGGGTACCCACACCAACTCAGAAGCTATAATATCAGATACAGAATTTAATCGCGCTAATTTATCACCAGATCCTCTATGAGGAGTAAATTCTTGTATAACAAGCCCCATACGACGCATTTCTTGGTATAACGCAACGCCTGAACTCTTTTTCTCTACTATAAATACATCAGGTTCCCATGCCGTATATTCTTCCATAGCCAACTCTTTTAACTCTGGAAACTCAAATCTATCCTTAATACTGTTTAATAGTATGATGTTATGTGCATTTGTCTCTTCATTAAAAAATACACCCCAAGTTGTTAGCGCAGTATAATCCGCCCTGTTGTGTTTTTCAGCTGCAGAATCTAGTGACATAATAATATATTCGCATATAGGGGGGTTTTCTTTCTCCCATATCTGCCACCACTCTCTTTTTACAATAGCTGCTTCTTCTGCTGTTGGCTGTTGCTGATACTGTGCATTCCACTGGAATAACGGCATAGACGCTTTTGTACGTTCTAAAGCCGCCATATCAAAAAACTCAGGCCACAACGGTTTCTCTATAGTTTTACCATTTTTCTTATCTTCTACTTCAACAACTGCAGGAAACTCTACAACATCATACTGGTCAGATTTCTCATTTTGAGTCATATCCTTGACTACACGACCTGTCAAATCATCCATATGCCATCTAGTCTGTATAATAGCTACACTACCACCGGGCATTAATCGCGTACGAGCACCAAACGTAAACCACTCATATGCCTTCTCAAATACACTAAAGTTACCATTAATTACGTCTTGCTCAGAATGTGGGTCATCTACCAACAATAAATGCGCACCACGACCCGCTAGCGCCGATCCAACACCACATGCGTAGTATTCACCCCCTACACTAGTGTTCCAACGACCCGCAGACTTAGAATCCGTAGCTAACTTTACAGTAGGAAATATAGCCTTATAATCAGCTAAACCAAGTAAATTACGCACTTTTCGACCAAAATCTACCGCTAAATCAGTCGTATGCGACACCATCATCACTTTTTTATCCGGATTTCGACCTAAATACCACGCTGGAAAGAAAATAGACACTAATTGAGACTTACCATGCCTTGGTGGGATGTTTACACATGCCCGATCCTTAGTTCCTCGCTCAATATCCATCAACATATCAGCCAAAATACGGTGATGTTTGCCTACAATGAAGTCAGGCATCATTCTTTTGCAAAATTCTATCAAATCATCGTACGCAACCTTGTTTTTACGCCTAGAATCAAGCTCATCCACCATTTTTTCTATCTCAGTGACCTCTGCATCACTAAAATTGTCCAAGTTGTCCAACATGTGTTGGACTTCTTCTGGTGTGAAATCACTCATCTACCGTCTCCGCGTCGATTACGACTGCGTCGCCATCAACTTCAGGCGGATTTACGAGTTTTTCTAGTTTTTTACGTAGGTTTTTCTTCAAATCATCTGTTGATTGATGCGTAACAGTAACTTCTGACTTCTCAGCGAACAGCCCTACATCAGAAATCTTACCCAATAACTCCAATGCACGTAACCTTACCTTAGCATCAGGGTTCTCCGTCTCTAAAATCAACTTATTTGTCACCATATGACGTACAGAGGTAGCAGATTCCACCACAGAACGACCAAATTCACTCAAAATGTTGTTTGTAAGTACCAAAGAAGCCGGAGTTAAGTCCGCAATCCGCGCCTTAGTAGCTTTTTTAGATGTTTTCTCAGGATCTTCCGCAAACGATATAGCCAACGCACTAGCAACAGCCTCATCTTCAGCCGTCGGAGTCAAATCTAAACCTTCCTTCTCTAATTCCTTTGCCGTTACCGTAGCAGCACGCGCACGCACAGATAAATCCACCGCAGGATCGTCGTCATACACCGGAACGCCAGTCTCTGGCTCTAGTTTAATCGTCATATTATGTTCGCAGGTTATTAACCGTAGATGTATATATACCAAAAAGTAATGCAGAGTGCAAGGTCATTACCAAAAATCATACGAAATATAAACAATATACATTAGAATATATACTCCAGTATGTATATAATGCCGCCTTCCCTAACTTACTACTTACTGGAGAACTCTCTTGGCCGAACTAATGTTTTTATCATCCGCATGCGTCGTTGTATCTATTGGACTTGTTTGCATCTTTTTTGAAGATGATCTTCCCTTTTAAAGGAACGCAACATACTAACACCATCCAACTCGTCTTCTTGTGTAAAGTCAGGGGGTAATAAGCGATATTGAGTCTTACCCTCTAACTCTGCCGTAGGCACTATAAGAAACCTTTCCATATCCAAAGCTATAAACATAAAAAAATCTGCAATATGCTCTGATCTTAGGTTATAAGAATAACCAGATATACCCCTACGTTCGTTGTTTTTATTAAAATGACAGAGGTTTGCAGACTTAACCTGCAATGTGAATAGCGAATTGTCTACCGATTGACACCACAAATCTATGCCGGAACGGTCTACATGGTGGCACTCAATACCATACTTCTCTAACTTATATACCGCAAAGAACTCACCTACCCTACCTATGTGACTCGCGTTACCTTCCACTAAAGCCTGACCCATACGTAACCTATTCAAGTTTGGATGAAACGCAA